TTAAAGTAAGTACTTAGCTTTCATATAACCAACTACACCATTATACTCAACTTTTGCATATCCTTTACTGATATACATTACATTGACTTTTGTTTTATTTGGAACTTTCTTTTTAAGGACTTTTGTTCTTGTTTTGTTCCAGATGTTTAGTCCTTTTTTTGTTCCAAAAACTTCCTTAGTCCAAGTCTTTTTGAACTTTTCAAACGTTCCGTAAGTTCTTTTCAACTTAGCCGGAGTATCTCCCCACTTTTCAAGATAAAAATGTGGAGTATCTACAGGGCTAACCCAGTCACCACCCCAAGCTAAACCAACTTTCTTTGATTTTGCAATTTTAGCTACGTCCTTGATACCCTTATTATTGTAAGTATCATCCGCAATCTGTCCGTCACCATCTACATCATAGTTAAGTGCAATGTCTAAAGCAATACCCCACTGATGTTGTGATGAATAATCACTGCCCTTAGCATTTGTAACAATGTTGCCCGGTTTGGTTCTGCCCTTGGCATATAATTTATCCTGATACTCCTTACTTCTAAATCCTTCTGTAATAATCAGATAAATCCCTTTCTTTTCACATTGTTTCAAAAGTAATCCCAGCTTGTAATTCAGCCAGGGATGTAACTTTGTTCTGTCAATTCTAATATCGTGTTCTTTCTTCATTATTCTTCCTCACTTTCCATTACCTTTATACCGTATTCTTTAGCACAAGTATTTTCAATCCTACATCCTCTGTACTTATCCCAATCCTTACAAAAATATGCAATATCTGCATTTGCCAATAGTTCTAAACTCTTGCCTAAAAACCATAGTGGTTTGGCATCATGCGGAGCATTTTCGAAAAAACTGTCAATGATTTCTACATCCTCATTGTATGTTTCTTTAATTCTATTAACTGCTTTTGCTCTTTCTTCTTTAATCTGTTCATCTGTTTTGTCTCTCATTGGCTGACTTATAAATACTTTCATTTGTCTATTCCTCCACTTCCGGCAATCCTGCAACACTTGTTAACATACTAACCACTCCTGCTGTTGCAGAAATTCCAATTATTGAAACCCAATCAAGCTCTGTGATTAAATTTCCAACAGTAATTAATGATACTGCTGTCTGTGCCATTGTTTTTACAGCTCTGACACCTGCTGCCTTAATCCATTTCTTTGTCTTGTCACTCATTTGTTTACTCCTTTCCCTGCTTCATTGGCAGTTCCTTTACTCTCTTATAAATTTCTGTGCCTGTTCCATTTCCTCCCAAGGCATGATAAGCATTATACAGATGTTCAAAATCATCCAATGCTTCCACCGATATATGTTCCTGTGATATGTACTGCTTTCCCAATGTATATATCTTGTTATGCAGGATGGCTATTACGCCATCCTTAATTAATTTATTTGAAGAATTTTTCATCTTCACATAATTAACTGCACTAACAAAAATTGCACCGATTAATGAAGGAATCCCACACAAGGATAAAATCTGATAAAGTGTCATGTATATCTCCTTTCTTATTATTCTGTTGTTTCTTCTAATTTGTTATAGAGTTTATAGTTTACTGTAGTTTCGTATCCGCCACTACCTATGTAAGATACATAAAACTGTAAATCATTAAGTAATGATACATCATAGCGCTTTCCAGTAGTTACTTTTTCTGGTGCTGGGTCATCTTTTAGATTTGTTAAAAAGATACTTATAGGATATGCTGGAAGAGTATATTCATAAGTATCAGCTATTACAAGTTTACCAAATTCAATGTCTTTAAATTTACTAACGTCTATAGAGTATATGTCGGGGGGTATGCTACCACTTTCATTGCTATTGTAACTTGTATTTGCAAGCATTATTCCTTCGTGTTCTATTCCAAGAGTTCTACACATATCAGAATATTTTATAGTCATATTTTTAATTTGACTTTGTGCAGTCTTATTAATAGCACTAAGCTGACTTATAGCTGTATTGTTTATTGCATTAATCTGACTTGCAGCTGTGTTGTTAATGTCTTTAATCTTTCCTTGTGCTGTTTCGGTAATTCCATTAATCTGACCTTGTGCTGTTTCATTAATGCTATAAATCTTTCCTTGTGCAGCTTTATTAACTGCATCAGTACCTGATTTTGTATTCTGATATGATACTTCATTAATTGAAACAATCTGTGCCTGTGCTGTGTTGTTAATATCTCCAAGCTTTGCATTCGTGACATTAGCTATGTCTTCCATCTTTGCAGTTGTAAGTGTTGCTATGTCATTGCTTTTTTCTCCTGACACCGAATCTAAATCTTTTATTTTTGCATCTGCTAATGTATTTATGTCTGTCATTTTCGCATCAGCTGCATTTATAAGCTCTATTTTTTTAGTCTCACTCATATCATTAAACGCATTAACAGTAGCGTTAATATTACTTTCAGAGTTTTCAGCTCTCATAGCACTTTCAGATGCTTCATTTGCCTTCTGCTCTGCCTGTTCAAGATAGCCTTTATTAACTTCTATCTTTTCATCAGCCTCTTTTACCAATGCCCTCGTATCACACATTATTTTGATTATCTGATTGTAAATATCCGGTGTAATCTCATTTACAACATCTACCGGAACGCCTTTCTTTACTTTCTGACATACAATTGTTGAAGTAATTCTTCTACCTTCTGAATTGTCACCAAAAACTCCAATGTAAAGCTCACATTCTTCCCTAAAAAGCCAATCAGGTAATTTTTCTGCTGATACAACATCCTTTTCAACAAGCATTTTTACCGAATCACTTATACTATAATCATCTACATATATTACGGCTGTTTTTGTATATCCGTTCCATTCAGAAGAAAAATCAAACTTAATTTCTTCCAAATTGGAAGTTCCTGATATTAAAGACTGCTGGTTAACAATATGCGCCTGTTGTCCTTTTATCTCTATGTTTATGTTCATCTTTTTCTCCTTTAATCCACCATCCATACTGCATGAACCGGTATGCATGCTCCAGTGTCAATTGCTATAGGAACACTTGCTCCATAATAATCGAAACTTACTGTACCTCCCGGATTGATTGTCATCATCCATCTGTTAGTTGTTCCCAAATGTCCTTCCTGAATTGACCATACGTTACGTGAAGGTCTCATATCTGTAGGAATATTCTTAAAAATATTATCGTGCGCAGAAAAAACAGTTGAATTTGTTATGATTCCCACCAATTCCACAGTTTTGCCAACTCTTCTGATTTTAGGTGCATCAGTAGTGGACCATGCTGATATGCCATTCCCACATTCAACCGGTTTCCAGCCTGTATCATACACTTCTCCGGATGTTTCAATAAGGGTTAACTCCTGCCAATCTTTCCAGCCGGCATTTTCATAACGCTTATAAATCACATTGTTCTTTACATCGGGAACAAATATCTGAAACTTAGTTGATGTTTCCCCTTCAACATAAAGCATTCCCCAGTTAGTAACAGGTCTGTTTGTTCCTGCTGTTGTCTTTATGTGATACACTCCATTTTCTGTTAATGTATTCCAATCCACTGCTGATGTTATGGTTTTTGATTTCACATAACTAGGTAAATCTGTTAAGTCATTGTATGAACCTGTAAAAGCCACCGTCTTTAAGTCTGTAAAGAATTTCTTTATTTTTCCAAAAATAACCTTATGTGTTTCTCCTGACAAAATATTTTCTCTTTTTGATGCTGTCTGAAAAGCAACAATATTACTGTCACTATTTCCATCCTTTGAAAGCTTCTTGGCAAGCTCCTCATTATTCTTTTTCAATTCACCATCTATGCTGTCTGCATTTTCATTAAAAACATCAATATCATAAAACTCATCTCCATCTGGTTTCTTTAACTGTAAATACTCTGTTTTATTAATCATCTTGTGCTCCTTCCTTCTTCAAACACTTCTTCTCTTAATTGAATGTGTGTATACTTCTTTAATTCCTCGTGTGTAAACTTTGATAACTGATTATTCTTGTTATAAAGCAAAGACAAATCAATTAACAGATTACTTGGAACAACCCTGTCCAACAGCTTAGCCACATCAGAAAGCACATTCCTTGATGTTAAGGCAACCCTGACTGTTAGCACATAATTATTGGCATTCAACTTTACTGAGTAATTAGGACCTTTACTTTCATCATTACCACATATTACCGCCAAAGTCTTTTCCAAGGACCTTACAGTAAAAGGTCGTTGCTCTGTAACAATTCCCAATATCTTCAATCGTCTTTCTTCCAATGTATACGTGTCCTTATTGGATATTCCAAGCATTCTCTCCCAATGTTCACAGCCCTGTTCATCCAAACTTTCAATGAAATTATTGTTCCACATTTTTTCAAGTGCTTCCCACAAATTTTCAGACTGTGATTGCTCAATGTCTGTTAATTCCTTTATCTCTCTAAACTCTCTTAACCATTCAGGCAGATACTCAATCAACTTTCTATCCACTTATATCACCAACCTTTGGAATATAATCACAATCAATTATGCAATTACCTTTCTTTCCATCAATCTTTACACTTAAAACATTGTCAACACCTTCCATGTCAAGAAGCATTGACTCTATCTGTCCGCTTCTTACCGTCATTGTGTCCTTTGCTTCCCATTCATTTTTTATGACATTTTTTAAATACTCTGCAAAATTTTCTGCAAAAGTTTCCTTAATGTCATCCCATATATAATTTTCCATGTATTCAATCTGAACATCCACATTTATTCTCTTAACTTTTGGTGTTGAAACAGTTACAATGTGACCGATTGGTGCAATTCCCACACCTGTTCCATCCTTTGTTGGATCAAACGTATTCTGTACTTCATCTATGATTTCAGAAGAAGCTTCATTATATTGAGAATCAAGAATTGCCAGCTTTACAGTTCCCCCACCATTCCAAACAGGATAAACCTTGCAGGCACCTACCTTTTCAATGTCTTTAGCTTTTTCCTTATAATCTGCCTTATTTCCTCCAAAAGCCGCTTCTTTAAATGATTCAAAATATCTTTCTCTCAAAGATTCTTCATCCTCATCTTCCGTGCCATACACAATCACTTCAACAGCCTCGATTTCTTCTAAGTCCTCAACATATTCAATTGGAATCACATCATCATTTATGTTGTTTCCGTTTTCTCCTGATTCAGAACATGTCATACTATAAAATCCATCTCCTAAGTTTTCCGTAATTGAATATGTCATTTCACCTATGCTAAACTCTGTTGCCTCTGGAATGCTCACATTAGAAGGAGTGCATTTCACTTTTACCACAGCCGGAATACCTTCCTTCACAAAGATTCCCCTCTCTGCTGCACGCTTAATCAAATAATAATAAGATGCACTGTCTGCAAAACATTCCTGCAAAAGAATGTCCATGTCTGCATACATCTGTGCACTTTCCATTGCCACAGGTGCCAACGCATCATAAATAATTGAACCCTCTCTTTTATCAACATCCCCCTGCACATTTTCAAGCATCTGACTTAAAATGTTCTCAAAGGTCATCTCCTCAAACATCAATGCTCACTCCTTCCACTTCAATCTCTTCATTATCAGAAGTTGTAACTGTCAGAGAAACCATCAATTCATTTTTGTAATTTGAAATACTCTCTATCTCAACAGAATTAAAACGTTCATCCCTTAAAATGGCTTCCTCAATCCTGCCTCCAATTACTTCCTTTACCTCTGCAATGTTTTCTCCCAATAAATCAGCTTTCTCCAATCCATAATTTTCATAAATGCTGTAATAATCAAATTCAGTTAACAGAATCTTTATTATTGCCTGCCTTAAGATTTCATCATCTTCATCAGATTTTCTCAAAATCCTTTTGCTTTCAAAATCCAGCACATATGTATCATTGGAAAACTCCTGCTCTTCATCTTCTTCCACATTAAAATCTTCCAGTTCTTCCAATTCTTCAGGTAACATACTCACACCATCCTATCCACAACAAGATACTTCTGACCACCATCTGCACGTATCATCACAACCTTGTCGCCCTTTTTCAATTTGCTCTTTGATGCAGTTTCCGTAAAATACAAAAACTCATCCGTTAAGATGAGCTTTTGATTAACCTTTATTTTAGACGAATCTGCCTTTAAAACCGTACCAATTACAATGGTACAGGGCTTCGCCGCTTTTCTTGCATCCTCTGCTATTTTCTTAATTAACTGTGTCAAACTAGTAGCTGCTATCGTAATCACCTCCAGATAATTCCAAATCCATAAGATGTTGCCCATTATTAAATGTATGAGTAACCTTATCAACTAACATATAATTTGAAATTGTTTCACCATAAATTGTCAACTTAACAAGAACCAAACAGCCGGCTCTTACGTTAATGTCACCAAAACAATTATTAATCTTAATTGTCTTGCCTGTTTTACAATAAATCTTCAACAATGCCTTAACCTTTAACTTTGCACCCTTGCGACTGTCGATTTTGTCAAAATACTGAAGCACACCCCATTTATTAATGTACTTACTGTTTTTTGCCATATAAATCTCCTGAACACCTTTCTTGGTGTTGTCATATGCTAATTTGATCTGATTATAAACATTGTCATCTATTGTTTCCTTATAATCATAAGATTCTGCCGTGGTTGAAGTTATTAACCTGTTAACCTTCCAAGGTTCCCTTAACCTTAACTTTCCAAATTCATCATACAAGGTATAAATCTTTCCCCTTGCCATTAATGTTTCATCCAAGCTGTTCTGTACAATGTCAAACAATGTTGCATTATCATCAATTCTTGACACAGGATACTTTGTATTCGCCAACTTACCACAATTCAGTTTAAAATCCTTGGCAATTTTCTTAATTAAAACCGTAGAAGTTCTCTTTTTTGAAATATAAGTATCCTTATTCTTAAAATACCTAAGCTGATCATACACAGTAACATCCAAAGTCTTATCTGTTTTAGGTGAAATGGAAAATACAAAACCATAAAAGAAATTTTTGCCATTAACCACTATTGCCACAGAATCACCATTTGAAATTCTCTTCTTTGAATCGCTGTCAACAAACGTTGTAAAAGTAACCTTACCCGGTGCATTTTTTCTCTCAAAGGTTGTTTTTAATCCTTCCTGAACCTGATGTTTGTACCTTTTCTTGCCGTGTTTAATCAGAACATTAACAACAAGCTTCTCACTGTTCTTTACTGAAACAGCTTTATACTCCACCTTTCTGGTTGACTTTTTCTTTTTTGATTCATTCTTTTTAAGAATTTCCCTTAAATATGATATTTCCTGTTTTCCACTGCTTTTACCGGTATTCTTTCCGCTTTTCTTTCCCTTTGATGTCTTACCTGATGAAGTAATGTAATCACTGATTACCCCATATCCTGTTATTGTATGGTAACTTAACGGATATGATCTTCTCATAACAGCGTCAGAAGTGTTACCCTCAATGGTATGCACAGTACTTCCTGATACATACTCAACAATTCCCACGTGAGATGCACCATCTGATTTAAAATAAATGAAATCATTTCTTTTAGGTGTGTATGAACCCTTATACTTGAATCTTCCCTTGTTTTTAAACCATTGCATTCCTGTGTCTGTTGATGCTGTCTTGGGAGCAATGCTTGTTGATACACCTGCCTTATATGCACACCAGGAGGCAAACATATGGCACCATGCAGCACCATTCATTCCATACCAGGCACTATACTTGGTCTTGTTACCGCCATATGCTTTATAACCAACTTCCTTTGATGCAATATCAATTATGTCTGCCATCCTTTCCTCCTTATGGTTTCCTCAAAACAGTTCCCTTGTACAGATATTTTCCTTTGGAACTGCTTTTTATCTTGTGCTTCTTTGCAGCCTTTTCAATAACTTTTTTGTTCTTCTTGTAAATGGCAGAACCCTTTGAACTATCCTTTAACCACTTTTTCGCTATCAGTGTAAGAGTCTCTTTGTTAGATTTAATAGTATATGTATTTGGTATTTTCTTAACTTTCACTGCACCATATTTTCTGTATTCCTTAAATTCCAAAGATACCCTACTATCAAAGCCATCACTAACAGAATCTGTTATTGTCAGTCTTTCCAATGACACTGTAAGAATAGTATTGAATATCTTTTTATCATTTGGTGCATATCTGTAAATTTCCAGTTTAAATGCCTTCTTGGAAGATAAAAGTTCCTTATACTTCTTAATGTACTCATCGGCACCCTTGTATTTTCCATCTGAATAAAAAGCAAATGGATAATGTTGATTAGGCAATAACAAGTCAAATGAAATCTCTGTAAGTTTGGGATTTCTAAGTATGTTAACTTCTCCCAAATTAATCAGTGTCATTGTCTTGTTATCACCATCAACCTTTATGCTTATTTTTTCAGGTGGAATGGGTACATACTGCCCATCAATAATCAATCTATACATTCTAATGCACCCCTTCCGCTACTGCTGACATTTCTTCTTCCAATCTTGTCTTTAAATGAGTAACTATTCCTTCCATATCAGCTTTTGAAGAACCATTAATAACATTTGACATATCTACACTGATTTTTGCTGTTGTAAATCTGTTAATTGCTCTCTGTTCTGCATAATCCTTTATGTACTTAAGCTGCTGATTTGTAATATCCAATGAATCCGATGTTTTTGCAGTGTTTGCTGCTGTTTCAGCCGTGTTGTTTGTAATGGCATCTGTTCCATAACCATAGTCTTTATCCTTTGTTTCACCTTTCTTAAAAAGATTACCAAAAGTATTCTTAACCTTACTTTCAACACCCTTTCCAAGATTATATCCTTTTCCATAAGCATCACCATAATTAATTCTGTAATCAATGCTTGGAGCTTCTTTATTTAATGTAATTGAATTTTCATTTTTACCCCAAGAAGTAACTGTATCTTGTAAAGAAGTTAATCCACTGGTCCAATCTGTTCCAAATATGGCATCTATAATCTTGGTAACAACTTTTCCAAGACTTAAAAACCATGATATAATCTGACCTATCAGGTTTGCAACTGCACCACCAAAAGAATCAAATCCACCATTTGTAACATTTAAAATCCATTCAATTATGCCAACAAAAGGTTGAACAAAAATACTCCATACAGCCTGAATTATTGCATTAATCGTTCCTATTCCTACATTTATGATTGCTGCTCCTGCTTATGCCACTACACCAAAAATCACACCTGTAGCAGAACGGGTTTTATTCTGCACCTTGTTAATTGCTGCTACTATCAGATAAATAGCGGCTATTACCGCAATTATAGCAATAATAATCCATGTCAATGGGCATGATAATAATGCCGCATTGAATGCAATCTGTGAAGCTGTTGCACCTGTTGTTGCAGCGGCTTCCTTTGCTGTAACAGTTCCATGTGCTACGGCAAACAGTATTGATATCTGTTTTAATCCGTTGCTTATTGCTTCATATGTATTATGCAAAAATAATATACCATTATATATAGCTAAGGCTGTTACGATTCCCATTATAACCGGCTCAATAATAGACCAATTAGATTTAAAGAAATTAATCATTTGCGTTCCTGTATTAATAATTCCGGTTATCGCTCCCATCACCAATACAGATGCATTTGCAAAACCTGTTGCTATCAGCTGTATTGTCGGCAGATTATTATGAATTGCATTAAACATACTAACTATTGCCGGTTGTACCTGTTCTCCAATTGTAGTTTTAACAGCATTAAAATCATTTTGATTTCTGGCCATTACACCTTCAGGAGTGTTTGCCATTGCTTCATTCATCTTCCCTACATTCTGTTCGATTACCTGAGCAAGCATATTAGCCTTTTCCATCTCAGTTCCGTTTTTCATTACCTTTTCCTGATAATCCGTAAATGAAATGCCTGCACGTCTCAATGCTCCAACCTGACCAGTCATAACCTTACCTGTCATATTACCGATATTAACCATATCCTCATTAGTAACATTAACACCATGCATCTGAACCGCTAAGTCAGCCATCTTAGGTAACAAAGTTTTAACTGCATCTGTCTGATGAAAATATGTTGATGCCTGTTGCGCTCCATTTATTAAAGCTGTCTTTCCAACAACACCATAACCACTTACCTCAGAAGCAAGATTTTTCATCATATTAACCTGTGATGTTCCTGCTCCCTGCATTGCACCCATTACTTCAGTAAGTTTTGTCTCTGCCTGATGTAATTGAGATACCTTTTCATTACATTCACCTATAAAGCTGGCTCCCTGTCTTATAAGAAATATTCCACCAAGAGAAGCTACCAAACCTTTAACTGTGGAAAGTAATCCTTTTGCTGAATTTGTCCCCTCTCTTACTTTACCATTGTATGTTTCTTGACTTATTGAAGCTCTTGACGTGTCACTTGCTATCTGCTTAATCTCTGCATCTGCCAATCCTAAATGTGTTCTGGCAGAAGCTAATTTAGAAGTATTAAACATGTTTCCTGACACGCCTTGGGCTCTTTCACATTCATTAATTACAGTTGAGACAGCATTAGTTATGTTCATAAGCGGTGCCGTCATTCTGTCTGTTAACTGAAATGAAGTCATTATTGATGCCATCTCTCTACCTTACCTTTCCAACTTTCTTGCTTTCTTCCTCTTCCTGCTCAACTCTTGCATTAATGGAAGCAATCACAAAAGCTCTCTCATTTTTATCCAAACTCATAAAAAATGAAGGTGTCCAATGAAATTTATGTAGACAGTAATATGCATACATTGAATCAGGATCACCTTCATCTATTAGTTTTTTGCTTCGTCAACTTTATCCTGTAATGTTTCGTCAAATCCGTTAAACTTCTGAATAAATTCAGCAAACTCATTATATTCTCCCGGATTATCAATCATCTGCTTAATTAAGTCTTCCGGATTCATTACACCATAAGAATCCTGTAATTCCTTATTGTATAAATCAGGTTCTGCAACAGATGCACACATCAGCTTTGCAATAAACAATGAAGAATTAAATTTCTGTCTGTAAACACCCGGCTTTCCTGTAACCTGAACCTCTGTTGTACACTTCTCTCTAATTCTTTCATATTCCTCAGTTGAAACTGCCTTAATTTTCCAATCCAATGGAGTTCCATTTTCGTCGCATAATGAAGCGGTTACCTTATATGCCACGTCATCCTTATATTTCTTATTTTTCTTTAAAAAAGCACTTAAATTAGTTGCCATATTCCTTACCTTCTCTTTCTAAAAAATAATGGATAAGAAGATTTTTAGTTCTCCTTATCCACGTTACTATTACATATATGCAGGTTCCTTATATTCTGAATCCTTGCTGTAGTCCATTGCATATGCCTCAATGTCCTGTTCAATAAAATCTCCATCCGCATCAAATGAAGATAAAAGAACATCTCCTTCTATCATACACTGATGATAAGTTTTCCCTGATGCTCCCATTGATGTTGCCGGATCATTTGATTCAACCTCGGCTTCAAAAGTTGGAAGCATTCCTGTATTCTTGTATTCTTCCACAAGTCTATCAAAAGCCTCCGTACACTTATACAAAGTCATTTTTATTTTAATTTCCAATCCACTTGGCTTTTTGCCTTTAATGGTTTTACCAAGAATCGGTACATCGGCAAGACTAACATTTGCCTTTGCTTCAAAATTCTTAGCATTAAGCATTGCGTATCTTCTGCCTCCAACAGTACAGTATAATGTTGCTAACTTACTTGATGGTGCATCATTAGTATTCATAAATCCACTCATTCTTTACTGCCTCCTTCCTAATCTATGATCGTAGTCATATAAAGTTTTTCCATTACACCTACAATAGTAATATTTGTATTAATTACTACCGCTTTCTTATCTTCACCCTTTTCAACAACAATATCGTCATCACTAAATTTCTCTATTGCTCTTGTATCTACAAGATAATTAAAAATGCTTCTGACATCATTCTTAAGTGATACTCTACCTGCATTGTCATTAGAAATTTTTCCAATATATTTCTTATTAAAAACAGATGCCACATTGTCTGCAATGTAATCAATCACACGAATTGTCTGATTCTCCTGAAAAATGCTCCCCTTATCCTCTGTTACTGTTGTAAGGGAATTAATGTCTCTTAAAACCCTAAGTTCATCACCACACTTATGAATAACAAACTTTCCTGAAGTTATGGCATTTTCAAGTTCTGCCTGAGTATACTGGTAGTTAATTTCTTCCAGTTCTCCATCATATAACATATTTGTGCAAACCTTATTGACACCACAGGCTGCTTCTGCTCCTGCAACCCAGGGAATAACATCCTTTGTGTTCATAACATTAATGATTCCCTCATAGTCAGCTTCACAATTATACATTACAGTCTGAAACTTAATACCCATTTCATCACGCATTCTTATTGTCCATGACTTATACACTTCCTGCAATTTTATGTCTGTTTCCATAACCGCAACCACATTAAAAGCGTAATTCTCCAATAACTGCATAAACATTGTATGAGCCTCATTTGTTGGCTTATCATTAATTCCACCTGTACCCCCTGTTAAGAATGTACCGGCAGTTTCTTCAAGTTCAAATGATTCCTTCCATTCAATAAAGGCATTGTCCTTTAATTCTCCTGAACTTGCAACTGTCTGAACATCAACCAATGTTGTATCCATATAAGTTGACACGTCATACTTTTCTGTCTGATCAATGTTTTTCTTGATAACAATCTTTATTGAATTTCCTCTTGAGCCCTTACACTTTGCATCTGCATACTTGCAACCTGCCTTTGTTCCGTTATTGTTAATCTTAAAAAACAAACCTTTAGTTGAATGTTTAAACACTTCCCTAACATTAATAAGATTTCCATCATATGGACTTCTTCCGAAAACTTCCAATGCAACCTTTTCAAATTCATCAGCAGTCACTTCAAAAATCTTATCATCAGGTCCCCAGTCCAAACATATTGGCATGGCAACCACGCCACTTTCCGTATTGTTCTTAATTGAATTTCTACTAATAACATTTACATAAGTTCCCGGAAGAACCTTATTCTGTGCTGTAAATGTTCCACCACCTAATGCCATTTAGTTTACCTTTCCTTTCTTCCATTTTTTCAAAATATCATCTGCTTCTTCAACGGAATATTCATCTTCATCATTCAACAGAGCTTTTAAAATATCCCTGTCCTGTAAAAACCTTTTTGACTTCATCAATTCGCTTTTTCCGTATTTTACAGATGCCTTATTCTTTGCTTCCATCTGTTAAACCTCCTACACCTGTTCTTATTTCATAACTTTCAAACTTATCCTTGTCTTCCTGTTTCTCCATAACAAATGTTTCATAAATTACCTGAAACTGCAAAACACCGTCAACCATCTGACCTGTCATTTCTGCTGAATGAAGCTTAAATCCATCAACCTCAATATCCCTTAACAAGTACTGTAATTCTTCCAGCACTTCCATTCCTTCACCATGACAATTATCACTCTTAGGCCAATACCTGATAATAAATGGAACTGTCTTTAGAAATCGTTGTCCAAGTTTACGTCTTAAGGAAGGATTTAAGCACAAAACAGAAAAACAAGGCTCTTTTAGGCTCTGTTTCACTGCTTCTGTATATATCTCATATTTTTCTTCACCGTAGGACTGCCTTATCTGTCTTACAATCCCATCAATCATCTTATTTATCATTTAACTGCTCCTGATAACCATTTTTTCAACTTAGCTTCAAGAATATCCGGGGCACTCTGCCTAATCTCCTGTTCAGACAAAGTAAGCATATACTTTCCTTCAACCCATCCTGTCCCGTTTGCCGTTCTATGGCCAAACTCAACATATGATGCATATTCAACAGGATTGATAATCTCTATTACATATGTATCACCGAAATGACGAACAGTAAGAGAATCTGCATAAGACGTTGCAGCCTGATTGGTTCCAGCCGTCCATCCTCTTCTAAGTGTTCCACCTACTTTTCCTGAATTGGAAGGATACGTACCTACCGGAGTTCTTTTAATTACTTTTGCAAGAAGTCTTGCAGCAATCTCCCTTGATGCAGCTTCAAAAAAATCATCAGAATTTCTTGCCATTGCTTCAAGACTGTCCCTTAACTGCTCCAACTGCTTACAATCAATTTTAGAATCACTCACGCCTTATCCTCCACCAAATCAAGCAAAATCTCCTGATGTGTAGGATAAACCGCAGGTCTTCCACTACTTTTGTAGGCTACCACACCACCAACGCCCTTTACCAATATTTTAGAACCCGGCTTAACATTGATTTCAGGTGCCATAAACAATTTAATGACCTGAGTAACATCTGAATCAGCCTCATTCTCTGAATTGGAACTTATATTGCTGTAAGAAAGTCTGCAACAAACATCTGACTGCACCATTACCTCTTCAAAGTTAGTCACAGAAGAAACAACAACCTTTTTCTTTTCAAAAATATCAGCCCTAAAGTCATATGACATTTCTATTGCCTTTCTGGTTCTTAAAACTGTATTTTTCGAAAGCATTTAATCAGCTCCTCTCCACTGCACCTTAATCTGTTCAGCATAACATTAAAAGCCTCATCAGAAGATGTGCCACTGAAATTAACAGAAGTATCTCCTACCTTTACAGAACTTACTGCCTGCTCTAAGTCAAATTCTTCAAGCTTACCTGTTGTCTTAAGCAAATACAAAAATTCACCGCACACTCTTTCACAGGCTGATTCAAACAATCCCTTTGGAAGTTTCTTAACATGGCATCTGGAATTTAACTCAGAAACAACTTTATCAATGCAGAACATCAATAATGAATAATCATCTTCTGAATACTCATAGCCAATGTTCTTCAATAATTCTATGACCTTATCTTCCAATAACTCCATCTCCTTCCTTTAGCTGTGAATGCGTGTATGACTTTAACTCAGAGTGCTTATACAATGATAAATAATCATTCGAAATAATTGAGACGGATATTGAAAATGTTTCTCCACAGTTTACAATCTGCTTACTTAACTTTGCATCAATAATGATGTTTTTATTCATCAAACCACCTCAATTTGTACTCTCTTTTTCAGTATTTCATCAGCAATATAATATGTAATCTCCAAACAATATCGCATTGACTTACTTAAAGGATTCAACTTCACCGTAATGCAATGCTCATTTATGGTGCAGTTTCCTTCTGTTTCAAGTTCCCTGTCCTTATAGAGCTTATATGTTGCCCTTGATATTTCAAATTCCTCATTCTTTGTAGACTTAACAAGAAATTTTAAATACTTGTCCTCACCTAAAATAAAGTTAATGTTCACACGCATCACCTCTTCTTAATAGTTCTATACAAAAACTGCTTTCTGACAATTCAGAAAAATAATTATCATTTTCCTTTTCAATGTCATATTCTGACGTTACAAAACCAATTTCATAATCATCATTAATGTATGTACATTGGTATGGTAATGGCTCAATGGTAAATTTCATTGCCGTTGCATCATAAGAAAATAACACATCAGTACAATATGCTATGTTCCCGGCTTCATCAAATGCAGTAAGTTCCATTACATACCTTCCACTCTTTTGTGCCGGTACCTCGGCGGTCCAGATGTCTCCCTTCAACCTTGTAAAGATAACATCCTGACCTTCAACCTTACCAATAAGCCTTACTACCATTTAGTCTGTAACCTCCACAGAAATTGTATATGTTGCGCCGGCATTAACTGGATTTGGCGAAATAGTAACTGACTGAATAACCGGTGCAGTCTGGTCAAGTACAACCTTCTTTGTAACTGTAGATGTCTTTCCTGCTCCATCCTTTGCCGTAATGACAATGGTATTTTCTCCTGTCACTAATGTAAGTGTCTTTGTAAAGCTTCCATCACTTCCAACTTCAACAGCCTGTTCCGTTCCACCATTAAGCTTAATAGTAAGAGTTACCGGTGAGCTTGTAACATCATTAGTAGTACCCTTAACAACAAGAGATGACTGATTTGTAACAAGATTGTCAACCGGTGCTGATACTGACAATTCAGGTGGAACAGTGTCAACAGTAAATGTTACACTCTTCTGAGTTGCAACATTACCATCATAATCACTTGCGGATACCTTAATTATGTGAGTTCCATCTGACAAAGCTGTAGTTGGTGTATAACTACATGTATAATTCTTTCCTGACTGTGTCTTAGTAATTCCTGTTGTAATTGTCTGGCTATCAATAATAAGCTTAATTGTTGATGGATTAACACCTGAATCTGTATCTGTAACAGTCCATTTGATAACCGGCTTATTATTAGTTAACTTGGCAGAAGATGAAGGTGCTGTTATTGAAATAACAGGTGCAACCTTTTCCTTAACCTTGAGCTGTAAGCTTGAACCAAGTGTTGCGTCCGTTGCATCCTTTGTCACACTGTTTCCAGCTTCATCAGTAGCCTTAACCTTAACATTATAATAATGTCCATTCTGATTGTATGATGATGTTGACGGAGCTGTTATTGTAGCCTCATACTTCTTAGTTGTGGCATTATATGTCAGAGTATGGGTTTGTCCGTTAATTACAACCTGTACTGCTTTTACTGCCATAGGTAATGCCCTCCTTATCCTAATTTATGCTTAAATGCAACAATTCTAATCTGCTTAGGCTCATAAACAGGATTCCAGTTAGCTGGGTCTGCAAGTTCTACTCTTGAAGGACCTTCTGTCTTTGCCACATTTGCGTTAGTAAAGGCAATTCCTCTAGGATGAAGAATTGTTGTTCTTCTGTTAATAAGGTAATCAACACCTGAACCCTTTCTCTTTGCCCTATCAGTTTCAGTTGGAACAAATCCTTCAGGATTTCCGTTACCTAATGCAACTGCTCCATTACCAAAAAGATATGTTGTGTAAGCCTTAGTTTTTGAATCATATGGGCATCCATCATCAATGATTACTCTCTTGCCCTGATATGTACCAAATGCTACATCGTTTGATGGCTGTACTGTTTCGATCAGATTCTGTTTCTTAAGGTATGCTTCTGTAGCTGAATGCATACAGATGCCTGTAAGCTGCGCTTTAGCATCTCCTAACTTCTGTTCTGCATCAATAAATGCTGAACCACTCCAATTAGCTGCATTTCCTGAATTACCTGAAATATCTAAAAGATTAGATGCAAGTCTTGTTTCTGCTGCCTTCTGTGGCTCCTTAACTTCCGGAATTGTTCCAAACACACCATTAAGAATTGCAATAAGTTCTTTCTGCATGTCTCTTGCCCAGAACTGTGCCACCAAATCACCGATTGCTTTCATTGGATCTGCTCCTGAAAGTGCTGCTGATAAATCTGTTGCGCTCCACATTTTTGCTCTTCTTAATACTGCTGCCACATCCTTGTTTGAAGTAATTTTGTTATCTTCAAGGTCTGCTCCTTCAATTACCTGCTCTGATTCTCCTGTTAAATCCTCGAAGAATGGCATAGTTACTAATGGTGATGCCTGAGAAGCCAAAGCATCAAATTCAGCATTGTTTGTAACAATTCCACTATTAAATAATGCTGATAATTCCATTGTTCTGTTTAATACGTATGGAGTAAATAACTCCGGTACAATTACGTCCTGTAATGTTGTTCCTGGCATTTCTAATACCTACCTTTCCTAAATTTTTCATTAAATTGTAATTCCGGCTGCTGCTGCCATTTCCTTGGCCTGTGCCGGATTCTCCTTAAGCAGCTTGCCCTGCTCTGTTAAGTTAAATGTTTCCTTGGCAAAAGGATTCTTTGTAGGACTTCCACCCTTGCTAGGTTCATATCCTGCTTTCTGCTTAAACAGATGTGCCATAGTCTTATCTTCCCTGTAAGCCTTAATTGATTCGTCAACACCAATAGGATTGTTGTCCTTGTCAAATGTAAACTTATCAATTCCACCAGCCTTATAGATAAGATAATCCGGATCCAATACTCCTGACTTTGCAAGCTGCTCCTTTAATGCATACTGCTTTGAAGTATTTACTGCTGCAGTCTTAAGATTTCCGATTTCTTTTTCATAATCTTTAATCTTATTCTGGAGTTCTTCATTATCTCCATTTTCCTTCTTTAATGTTGTGATTGTCTCATTTGCTGTCTTAAGTTCCTCGCATTTATCATTAAATACATTCTTTGGTACAGCATGTTTTGGAAACTCTTTCTTTACGGCTTCCATAACTTCATCAACATTAAGTTTTCCATCTGTTATTTTTGCTCCTTCAAGCAATTCCTTTAACCATTCCATTTTCTATTACCTCCATAGATGTTTTATTCCAGTTCTACTGGTGATTGGATTAGCCGATATACCTTCGGCAAGGTATTTCTGTTCTTTAGTGCCTACAGAAAAAGGCATATAAAAAGAGAGCCTATTTCTAAGCTCTCTGATTAACATTATTAAGTTTTTAATTTTTACTGTAAGCCTACCTGTGCTTTTGCTGTGGCTTTTCCATTTTCAAATGTTACATTTGCATTACTTCCAGCTGTTCCATTTCCATACCATGTATATATTTCTATAGTATATCCATTGGATTCTGACTTGGTTGATAACTCTCCCTTTGAGCCAATAATATCAACTACTTCATCATAACTCATCCCTGTCTCTATCCGATTGTATTCATCCATTGTTATATACTCGGACTTATCAGATACACCTGAAATATCTTTTTGTATTGAATCATTTGTGTTTAATGCTACTGCAATTCCTATACATATTAAAATTATAAATACTAAAATTGAAAATAAACATCCGTGTCCTTTTTTTAATGTTCTTTTACAATTCGGACAAACCTTCGCTTTCTTAGGAATTTCGCTTTGACAAAACTTGCATACCTTAGTTTCACTCATATTCTCTTCCTCCTATAAACATTTTGTTATATTCTACCATATATAACAAAACTTTACCATTCCTTAAAACATTTCAGTTTTATTTTCGTCATGTTGCACTGGAACAACTAACTGTTTTTCAGTTTTATCAATTTTACCTGTCAACTCCTCTATTCTGTTACTAAGCCTAATAAATGTATCAATATCATCTATTCTACATTTACTCTGCATTTCCCTGCATCTTGTGATCTGTTCCTGTAATTCTTCCTTGTACATACTTGTCCTTTCTTGTTTTTGGGTATAAAAATACCACCTAGCCTTGTTTGACCGGGTGGTATCTATAAATCTGCATTTAATTTTTCACATCTTCTTTCTTCGATTTCAATTGCCTTATCTATTTCTTCTGGAGACATCTTTAATATGTCTTGTGGTATTCCATCGTAATAACCATCTCCAAACTCATTCATTATAGTTTCCTCCATTTAATTCCATATTCCTTTACAAACTGATTTAATGTAGCTTCATATGCTTCAATTTCATTGTAACCTCTATTCCTATATTTTGCAACAGTTAAATCATACATTTTTTCCGTAAATTTCTTCTTACCTACTTTATAATAATAAATATCCCCATTATAGCAAATATTAATTCCAGCATAATAATTATTCTTAAAAGCTCCTTTGAAATCCCCACCGCTTGGTGGCATATTATGCGAATGATTATGTATTGTTATAAAAGTTTTTGGTGGATTGTTTCTTATTTCTCTTTTTATTTCTTTATTGTACCACACACGATTATGCTTTAATTCCTCTTCAATATCCGGCGTATATTCAACCTTCGTTTGAGAAGCCTTAACCTCTCCACTCCGCATATCTATCAAATAAAAATCTTCATAATCTGTTCCGTTTCTATGCTTTAGAATATCAATAGCTTTTTCATATAATTTATTATTTACTCCTTCCGAGCTTGTAATATTCGAAAACTTTCTTTTGTACTCTGGATTATTAACATTATTCCACTTTACTTGTAAGTTTTCTCTTCTACTCGATGTTTTTTCAGCTTCATAGAATCTATCGTTCTTCAGAGTATTCTTCCACTCTTTATACGTTATATCATCTGGTACATAATATGTATCACCCTCTTCATCTATTGCAATTCTCTCACCTTTTGCAAATTCATCATCAAAATAAGGTGCTGTACAACTTCTACAGTTAACGTGAAATGGCGGAGCTGTTACACCCTCTTCATATTCACTCATCTTGAATACTTTTCCATCCATTTCCTGGCAGATGTCTGATGTATGACCGTCCAATGTGGCTACAATCTCATATCTTTCAACATCCAACTCCTTAAAGCATTCCTTTTGAGCCGCCAAACTGAAATAAGCTGATTCCGTCATTACAAGTCTGCCTGCATTAGCCTTGCTTACATTCATTTTGCTTGCAATCTGGCTTATTGCCTTGTCTGGTCCTGCACCTGTAATACACATCTGGCTTAAACTTGTATGTAACTGATTTATAAGCTGTGTCTTGTTGCCCCATATTCTGTCACTGAAATTCTTGCCATCAGCTAACCAAGGCTTATTTACCACTTTTTCAATTAGCTTGTCATTTAAAGTTGCAAAACTTGAACCAACGCCCACACCCTTTTGAATTTCAAAGGCTGTTCTGTAATAACTATTCTTGTAAACATCCTTTATGTGCTTACTTACTTCATCATTCAGTTTTCCAAAAGCTGTTTCTGCCTGCTGTCTACACTGTAACTCCAACGCTTCAAGTCTGCTTATGTGCGCTCTGGCAGATGCATTTTCAAGTTCCTTTACCCATTCACCTGAAAAAGCGTTTTCCCTGCCCTTTTTTATGTATTCCTCTACATCCCACTTAAGTTCCTTTAATTCCTTGTCATTAAGGGATTTTCTTGCTTCCAGCAGAGACATATTATTGTTATCCGCATACCTCTGATACCAGGCATTTATCTTTTCTTCAATTATCTTCTGAGACTTATCAAACTGCTCCTGAATACCCATTGTCTTCTTTACGGAAGTCTGATGTGTAGCTTCCTCAATCTCAACGAACCTATTCTTCCAGTATTCACTATTCTTCATCCACTCCACCTACTGAGTTATCATCATCTTTAGCCGAATCATCAACATTGTCATCATCTTCATTTGACTTTTTCGTAAACATCTGCTGATATATGTCAGCGTTCTGTGTTTTTTCTTCATTTTCCTTCTTAAGCTGTTTAAGTTCTGCTTCAACATCCTCAACAAACGGATGATTCTTAAGTATTGTTTTTTGGCTAATGATTCCAACACTGTCCTTGCATATGGCTGCCTGCTCCTGCTCATTCTTAATACAGGTTCTTGTCCAGGTCTGAACAATGTTGTCACACTTAATGTTCTTAAAGTTGCAGATTGCTCTTACCAACTTGGCAAAACCTAACTGAAACTCTGTTTCCATTAAACCTGTTTTCATTTCTAATAATGAATACATAAACTTAAGAGCCTCTCCTGACTGATTTCCAAAGTTTTCAGGTCTTGGATCAAATCCCTGTCCCTGTTCGAAAATAGCCTTTCTTGTGGCATCAAGAACACTGTTTCTTGCTTCAATAGGAATCTCAATGTTAAGAGTGCTTACACCTGCACCTTCATCTGAATCCATTTTTATAACCTTGTATTTCTTCAAATCCTGCAGGAATCCATTTAAATCTGTTCCACCATATCCGGAAAGAACAAATATAAGCTCCTGAACATCTTCAAGGTCATTAATAAAGCCACTAAACACCTTGTCGTACACATCAATCAAAGGCTTAATGTTATCAAGGTCAGAAGACTTAATGTTGTTATTAAAAAACGGAATGAAAGGTATTTCCTCCATTCCGTGACTATACTCACTTACGAGTTCTCCTGTTGTCGGATTCTCAAATATTGCATAATCCGTCAAATTATCATAACCTACATCTGCTTGAAGTCTTCTGTATACCTGACATTCTTCCTTGTTCCAATACTCATATATCGTATAAGATTTACCATCTGTTTCATCTATTTCCGTATATACTCTTAAGGCTCCTATTAGTTTCTGTTTTGCCGACTTGTTCCATATCGGAACTATCTGTTTACTCTCTATTACTGCCCATTCAAATTCATTTTCTGCATTAGTCCAATAATGAACCCATGCAACACCTGCATTGGCTGCATTAACGCAAAGCTCCATGCACTCTTTTCTATATTCATCCCCCAAGGCCTTTAATATCTCTGCATTAGCCTTCGAACTACCAATGTCAAAAGTAGGCGGTGTAGTGAATGCATAAGCTGCTTTCTGGTTAACTATCAATCCGTGAAAGTTGCGGGGTATTCTGTTGTCTGCATTTCTCAACGGATGACCTTCTTCATCCTTTTTTTCTTCTCCGTGAAGTATGTCACTCTGATTTCTATAATATCTGTCAGCAATGTCACATTTAACCATATATATTGCATGCCCCGGCATATACTGACTTAATAATTCCTTCATTCTAACTAAATCCACTTGTTTCACCTCTTTACTTTAATACTGATAATCCGTCAGACTTCTTTGCACAATCCTCTGCAATTCCTGTTGTTGCATCCTGTGCATCGTCATGATCATTCTTTCCTTCTCTCTGATACCTTGACATTGCCTTATAATAATCAGGCCATCTGTTCTTCCAGTCTTCAGGAAAATATATGTGTTGCATTACCCACGCTGAATTTGAAAAAATTCTTGCATTCTTGTTGTTATGCTGTGTAAACCACTTAATAACTGTCTTGTTACTTTTCAATTCATCCTGAAGTATTCTCTTAACACTTCTTGCAAAACCTCTACCACCGTTATTTGATTCGATTCTTGCAATATTTACATTTCCATCAAATAACAGCTTAGCTGTTAACGGCTCTGTAACTTCCATTGGTTCCTGCGTATATATAACATCAAGTACGTACGCTTCATTGTCAAATGTTACTCCGTAGTTAATACTGCATAAGTAATCCTTACCTTCATCTGCGGTATCTGTATAATTTCTAATCTGCTTAAATTGTGGCATTTCTTTGTACGTCTTAAATGAAGTGTACATTCTGCCCTTTATGTCAATAGGATTCTGCTGATAGTTTGCTTCTGCAATATCTATTCCCATTGACATCTTTTTATTTTCGTATGATCTTTTTGACAAAATTTCAGGACAAAGCATTGTTCCATCTTTCTTAACAGCCTTATAGCATATATGCCTTACCTTTACGCCTATGCTCTTAAAGTGTTCCAATGCCCTGCCAGCCAAATCCAAACTATGCCATCTTGTCATTACAATGATAATCTTGCCACCCTCTTCAAGTCTTGACATCATTGTGTCCGTAAACCAGGTCCAATGATTATCAAGAATATTTGCATTATTAGCTTCCAGTGCTGACTTAATCAAGTCATCAATAATCATTAACGTTGCACCAAAACCTGTTGCCGTTCCTGTTGGGGATGTTGCCAAATAATTGTTATAGCCATTTTCAAGTGACCACATATTCATTGCACCATCACCACGTTTAATGGTTACTCCCGGGAACACATCTGAATAAACAGCCTTGTTTTCATCTGCCTTTGTTTCAAGAATCGTGTTTCTCACGCCCTTTGAAAACGTTGTAGACAATGTTTCATTGTATGAGCCTGTCATAATCTTCTGTGTTTGGTCATTTCCAAGAACCCATTCAACAAAATTGCCAACAGTTCTAGACTTTCCATGTCTTGGTGGCATATTAACAACCATTACTTCATAATCTGATTTTATGAACTGCTGCAACTCATTACAGAAATCACGTAAAAAACCCCTGTCTTCCTTGTAGAAGTCAGGAGCCTTTAATTTGCAGTACTGCCAAAAATTTCTTCTTGCCAGCTCTACCCTTGCATAAAGCTTTATTAAATTCTTATTCAGATTCAAGGTCCTCACCTGCCAATCTAAGCAGTTGTTCAGTACTTAATCCCTCAAAAGGATTATTAACATTTCCTGACACCTCAACCTTATCCTTAAACATTCCTAAATGTCTTCCCAACAGTTCCAAAGCCTTTACCTTGTCATAGGTAGTAAGCTCTATTCCATTCTTACCCTGCTTAATACCTGAAATAGCCTTAATCTGTCTTCTTGAAAGCTCATCAGTTTCAGTAATCTCAACTGCCTGATAATACATCTGATTTCCTTCACTATCCAATGCTGGAACATAATCACCATCCGGTGTCTTCATCATCACCGGCTTAGTCACAACCTTGGCATATTCAGAACCATTGGCAAAGGCAACTGCTGCAAGCTCCTGAATCACATCATCTTGCGTAACCTCAATTCTTTCCAACCTGTCCTTAATTCTTTCATCTATGTATTCCTTAATCTCCGGAACATTCATAAGACGAGCGGCTGCCGCTGCTGCTGTATTATCATTTTTGACGTGTGGATATGCTTCCTTATACGCCCTTGTTCCATTCAGATCAATCAAATATTCATTTGCAAATATAACTTGTCTGTCAGTCACTGCAACCGCTCCTTTCTTACCGAATTTATTTTATAAGCACTCTGCTTCTTTAAAAGCATCAAATATTTTGGGAAATTGAATAGCAAACCAATCCACCATTTCTTCGTTCAATGCCCAACAATCTGACGAATTACTGTTACCCCATAATCCTGATTCATATAAAAACGCATGTATTATTTCGTGTCTAACTACCTGTTTCATGTATAACTGCAAATCTCTTACTGAATCTTTCTCTTGTACCAATTCTGCAATTTTAATTGTTTTTATTGAATAATCCATAATGCCGTCTGAACCTTCAGACATTTGCTCATCTGGAACATCGTATTTAATTGTGTATTCTGATCCTAATATATTTACTTTTTTATCCTGCATTTTTCTCCTATTTCCCCACAAAAAAAGACAGCCTTTCGACTGCCTTAAGACGTTTTACCATAAATACTTTTAGAGGATTTCATTCAGATAAACAAAAATTTTTTCTCTGCTTTACTCATTTATCACATTCTAATGATAATCTATGTTCATAGGGACATTCAAGGACACATTCATTAATTTTTCTATTTCCTGTAATCCCATTCCGTGCAATCTAGTAGTGTGCCTATATGACATATCCATTTCTATTGCTATTTCTTCCCATTTTTTAGATTGACAATATCGCTTATACAGTATTTCTCTGCATACCTCATTGCTTACCTTGGAAATTACTGCCATAACCTCGGCTCTTACCTCAACCAGTGTGCGAACCTCTATGTTCCATTCTTCTATCTTTTCCTCAATAGTACAAATTGTATCTGCCATCTTGTCTTGTGACGTTGAAGATATTACCCTTTCCCCTTGGCTGATTGCACTTGTACTTGTAACTAATTCCTGTAACGTCAGAATCTCTTCTTTTAGTCTTTTTATTCTGTGCTCTGCCCGACTAACCTGTAGCAGATACTCTTTAGCTTTATTTACTTCTGTCACTTTACCATTCCTTTCTCTATTTTTCTGCATAAAAAAACCAACCACCGAATATTGGTAGTTGGCTCTTTTTACTTTATCTTATAAATTTTTTTCCAAATCGTTAATTACAACAAGAATATATGGTCTCCACCTATGTACACAACTGTATTTTCGAATGAAAAATGCTATTAAAATTATTGCAACCATTAAACATGCAACAATGGAAATAACAACTTTACACACATTAAACATCTGACATAATAGACTTAGGATAGAAACAAATATTGCTAAAAAACTTAAACATCCATTAAGATAATCTAAAAAATTCTCACTTTCTGCTTCTGCTTTTAGCTTTAATAATTTATTTTTATCGCTGTTTACATATTCTTTAACTGCTTTTTGTGCACATATAATCTCATTGTATTGTTTCCCGCTTTTACACGCAACTTGCATTATACATTCTTTATCTTGATTTAGATTTCTACACATTTTCTCAAATGTACTATTCATTAGTATATCCCCCTTTCTTTAGTAATGCACAAATTATACCATTCCAACTACCAATATTCAATTGTCAATGTACCTTTGTTTCTAATCCTTATCCTGCAACTTACATATCGCCCACAAGACGAACACTGTTCCAATTACCAGGACTATTGCCAATGTGTTAATTATCGACATCTAATCACCTGCCTTTATCTTTGCCCCGCAATTAGGACAATACTTAAATACATACTCTGAATGTATTTCATCATCATAATCTTCATCAATACTTACTTCTACCCATTCCCCTAAATGAATACCACATTTGGAACAAACAAATTCGTCGCAGTCTGCATACTTCTCTGCTACGTTTTCGCATTGCTCCACAACCTTATCTACGTCATAGGCTGTTGGCTGATGTTCTAATAGTTCTCGACATTCAATGCATAGTTCTATTTTTCTTGCCATACTATCTGCAATGCTGGTTAGTCCATTCTCCATATAGATTTGTTGTTTCGCATCTAACTTTGCTATTTTATCGTTCAACTCTTTAATCGTTATATCTGCGTCTATTAATCTCATTTCTTTCCTCCTATCATCCTAAACTCTGTAAGGGAGTTAAGACTGAATCGTATAAACTTTTTCTTACCACATCTGAGACAAGTAACTTCAACTTCTCCGTCTCCACAAATTGAATTAATTTCATAAATATGTTTGCAAAGAAATTTAATCTTGCGTTCATATTTCATTCGCTTTTTTATTTTAGAAAACAGAAAAATTAAAATTCGAACTATACGAATAAATACAGTCGCTATCCCTATTCCTACGAATATAGGAATCAATATATGTATCATTTATATCTCTCCTTATTCTTCAATCTTCATCTTTCCATCTCCTTTCAACCTATAGCGTGATATGCTATCCAAACGATAAATATAAAAATTGCAATTAAGCACTCTGCCAGAAAAATATATGCATATACATCACTGTCAAATATGTTAATTAAAATCCATATATTCTCAATCGCTAGTATGCCTATTAGCATCGCCTTAATTAATCTTATCCAATCCATCTAGTCCTCGCTTTCTGCTAGTTTTGCACAATTCCAGGAAGTCACATCACATTCATCATTTGCTGACCAGGACGTAGTCCCATCACTCCACGCATAAATTTGTCCATCTTCAAATTTAGCAAAATATCTTTTAGCCCATTTACTACTTTCACAATCCTTAACCAATATCGGTGTATCAACCTTAACCTTGCTCCAATCAACTCCTGGTTCTTCATATTCTGAGAACAACCATTCCTCTAAATATGACTCGCAACTTTCCTCTTCTCCAAAATCACATTTATCACATTTATACAAATCCTTACATTTTACAGGTTTATCATTCACAACAGCTAATTTATTTATGTCTATAATTCCCATATTTATCAGCATTTCCTTATATTTCTCAATATTTAACATTCTCTCACTCCTTAACATTTCTTAACATTTATATAAAACTCAACTGTGGGCTATCGTCATTGATATATAATTTTGGAACTCTTTCTCCAACCTTCAAATAGCCACAATTTGCTTCAACTAATTTCTGTGCCATAATCGGAACTACACTGTTTCCAATTCTTGCCACTTGCTTAGATTTTGGATATGGCTTTCCGTCAACTCTGTCAATGATGTAATCTCGTGGAAAACCTTGCGCCAATTTTAATTCTTCAGGAGTCAACATCCTTAATAGAATATCTACAATTACATATTCGTTTCCCAATACTGTAATTAATGCAAATCTGTCTTTAGTAACAATTGTATGTAATGGACTATCAACGCTCTGTCCTGTTCCTTGTCCGTAGTATTCAACCATGAACTGACTAACCCAGGTACATTTAAGAGCCATATTTTCATCAATTCCAAATTCAAACAATTTATTCTTTTCAACTGCCAAAACGTTGACCTGACCAAAATGCCCGGCTGATGTTGTTATAGTATGAATAGGTTCTAATACACTTTGACCTGTTCCGGTTTTATAGAATTTTGACAGAAAAGCAGCTACAATTCCGTATCTATTACTTGTATCAAGCGTCATTATTGGTTCGGACACTTTTTGACCTCGCACCTCTGCCTTTGCAGTTTCAGAATGATATTGAATGATATACGGAGTACACATATAGTGCTTTCCACTTGTCACTATAGTTCCCAACGTTTCATCTGGACCATTTACCCTCGGTTTTTGATTTTTATTCTCACCATAACCAATCGGTACAGTGTATGGTGCGACTTTCTCATTTTCATTAATTGAAACTATAAAAGGTTTATTTGTTTCAAAAACGAACTTCTTTAACCCTCTACCAATTCTGTTCATTGTATTCTGAGCCAATGGCTTTTTTCTTCCAAAGATTGACTTACCTAAATTTTTGAAATCCAAAATGGTTGATACCGGCACCCACTTCTTTAGTCCATTTAAACCATTCTTGTTATGAGTTGGTTCTGGCCATATGATTGACTTACCATCTCTTCTAAATATCGCATACCAACGTTTCCTTGTTGTAGGTGCCCCATAATCTGCAGCGATTAATTCCCTGCTTTCAAATACATATCCAAGTGATTTCATTGCTGTTATAAATTTCTTATAGTCTTCACCCTTGCGTTCTTTTATCGGATGCCCTGTTTCGTCCAACGGACCCCATTGTTGAATTTCTTCAACATTTTCCATAATGATTACATCTGGAAGAATTGTTTTTGCGTGTTTAAATACTGCCCAAGGAAGTATTCTCAATCCCTTGTCTCTTGGCTTTCCACCTTTAGCCTTGCTATGGCTTGTACAATCCGGACTAGCCCACATTAAGGCTACGTGTTTTCCTTTAACGTATTTTTGCAAGTTTACTTTAAAAATATCTTCTGTTAAATGTAATGTATGTGGATGGTTCTCTTTGTGCATTGCAATAGCGTCTGGGTCGTGATTAATTGCTATATCCACTTGCCTTCCCAATGCCATTTCAATTCCGACACTAGCTCCGCCTCCACCAGCAAAGCAATCAATTATTAAATTATCCATTTCTCTCAGGAGTAAGAATCCTTTTATGAGCGCTCAACTCTTCTCCTTTCGATTTTTTTATTTAATTACTGTTCTTAAGTCTCTTCTTTCGCTGTCCATGTCTAATATGCCATACCCTCACGTCTTGCCTGTTCCTCTTTTGACATTCTTACCATCCTTATTTCCTCCATTGCCATAAGCCTTTGCCCTAAAAATCTTTAGTGCATTGTCTCTTGGTCTTCCGTCATTTATGAACTCTTCCTGTTCGTGTGTTAAAATGCAGCCAAATTCCTTACTTGTCTTTTTTCTCATTCATTTTCTCCAGCTTCGCCTTAAGCTCTGCTCTCTCTTCCTTGATTCTTGCCAATCTTACGTGATCATCTGCTGATAAGATTGAAACTGAAAATAAAATCTGCGATTCCATTCTGTCCAATTCCTCTAAGCGAATTTCTATGTCCTTAACTTTCATTTTGTTGTTTCCTCCTCTTGTCTCTGTTTTCAATCAGTCGTCTTTCCAATGCCTGATAGTCATATTGCCTTTGGTCATTAAATGTCTTCTTGTTTTGTTGCTCTTTCTTTACAGGATAAAAATTACTCCAATCACCTGCTATGGCATTCTTGACTGCCTGTATTTTCTCCTCGTCCGTGTCTGCCACCTGTTCAAGTCTCTCAATCAATGTCTGTATCTGATAGCCAACAATCTGTCTTCCCTTTTGTTCCCTAAGTTCCAGAAATTGTCTAAACACGTCATTAAGGTTTTCGTTGGAAAAATACTTTATATTTTCTTTACTTTTGTTTTCTTTTATTTTCTTTTGTTGTATTTCCGTATCATTTATGTTGGTTTCTGTTACATTTACACTTGTTTCTGTTACATTTATCGGTTTTAATGGTTCATTTAATAAGGGTTGACCTTTTTCATCAATCAACCTGTACCTTGTTTTCTGGACTTTGTTCCTAACAGTCACTGTATCGTAGCGTCGCTGAATTCCAACAGAGGTTATAACTCCTTGCATCAGGAGGTCATGATCAAACAGACCTATGTCCGCACAAGAGAGAATAACTTGTAACACAAAGTCTTTTTTGTTAACCCATCTGTTACCGATTGTCTTGATGATTTTAACCGGAAGGTTCTTCTTGAGCTGTTCAAAGTTTTTAAACTCAAGAAAGTAACCCTCTCGGTAAACCATCGAAATGACTATGTCGTAAATGGTTTGACCCAATGGACCATATTCATTCATCAGGTCCATTATTTTAAAGTCTTCATAATAATCAACATCTTTTGGGAAATAACTAAGTCCTGCCTTTATAGGTCTTCCCATTTATTTCTCCCATCTTAATGTAGTTTCCTGCTTCATATTCCCTATATATCTGCATCCAATCATCAAGTGTCATTGTCACCAGAATGTCTGCATTGTTTTTCTTGTGAAACACTGCTGGAAGTTCATCCTGCCTTGAATCTCTTCTTGCCTGCTCCATCCAGTCATACAAGTGCATTTTTTCCTGATGTTTTGCTTCTATATGTATTCCCGGAAGTCCCACAACGTCTGCATCACCATTTGCCCCACAATACTGCTGACCTCTTCTGGTTCTGTATCCGTATTCCCTTAGATGCCCGGCAAGTTGTCTTTCAAACCTTGCCCCCTTCTGCCTTGCATTAACTGCCATTCTGTATCTCCCTTACTCTTTTCCTTGTTGCCAGCAACGACCAACCTATTCTCTTTAATCTGCTGCTTTCCTGTTTGTAATACTTAATGACAAGTTCATCTTCCTCGCCCTCTATTGGTTGAAAATACCCTTGTCCATTAGATAGATTAAGTATTACCGTGTTTCTTCTGGCCATTGCAATTTCTTCCCTTATGTCTCTGTCTGACAATCCTGTCACCTTCTCTAGCTTTTTTCTTGAAATCGCATTGTCCTTTCCGAAAGGGATGTAATCTGAAATGTTCATTGTCACGTCTCCTTTCTGCCTGCCACCATTCAGGTGACAGGTCTTACAATTTTGTGATATATATTTTGATTTATGACTGTCTGTTTTTTAAAAATTGAAAAATGGCTTTGATTCTGTCTGAACCTTGTTTTCAGCCGATTTCTCATTGTTCTTCTTTTCTTCTGGAACATTCTCTGTTTCTTCAACTGCCTGCTCCACTACTTCCTCATAATCTTCATTTTCTGTCTGCTCAACAGGTGTTGTTTCCACATATGTATGTGTTCCATCCTCATTAATTACTGTCATGTCACTGTCAAGTGCTGTCTGTAGGTCAATGCTCATTATTCCCCACTTGCTTATGATTTGTCTCAACATTGTCTTGTATGCCATTCCGTCAAAGTCCTTGCTCCAGAAGGTCCACTTCGTTCCCTTCTTCAAGTCTGATGCATATCCCTGTGAATACTTCACTGCGTGAGCCTTCATCTTTTCCTTTGACCAGTACATTGCCTTCCTGAATCCATTGACATACTCAAACATTGCATAATAGCCAATTGTTTCTGCCTTTTCTCTCTCATTTTCATCTGAAATGAGATTTACTTCTATGTCTTCATTAAGTGGATCGAATCTGATTAACTCACCTTTCTTAATTGCCAGCACATTTAACTTCTTGTACTGTCCTGATCTGATTGCCAGCTGAATGTAGCCCTTGTATCCAAGCTGGAACTGTGCCACCTTTGTTCCTGTTTTGTTATCCTTGAACGGAACCATGTAATACTGTCCAAGCTGTGGACTTGGAGATAGATTAAGACTCTCTCCAAGCAATGCTGCACTTACTATTGATGAATTTTGACATTCCTGTAATGTTGGATTGTTTCCAACCGCACTTACTATTGAACTGATGAATCTCTTTCCGTTCTTTCCACCAACAACCTCATTAATCTGATTCTTTACCGCATCATTTTTCAAATATGCCGTAAAACTTGTTTCTTGTCTTTTTGCCAAACTGTTTGATACTGCCATTTCATTTCCTCCTACTGTATCTGCTCATATTTAATGTTGTTTTTCGTAAGGAACTCACCCAATGCATTGAGCTGGTTTCCTGTTCCACACACCCTGATTACTATTGTGTGTGTCTTCTCTTCCTGATTTTCTTCTGTTCTTTCTTCCTGTGCCTCTTCCTCAACAGTCTGTGAAACACTTTCCTGCTTCTGCTCCGGTTCCTTCTTTCCTGCCTCTGCAAGTTTTTCGGCTTCTGCCTTTTCTCTTGCCTGTCTTTCCTCAAGCTCTGCCTTTCTTCTTGCCTCATACTCGGCTTTTCTTCTTGCATTTTCCTCGTATGTCTGTTTAACCATCAATGCTTCTGTAATGTTGAGGGTTTCAATGTATTTCTGTTTCATTTCAAACTGATATTCACCGGTTTCAGCATTAATGACTTCCAAGTCATGTCTTACACTGTCTCTCATATGCTCCATTTCATTGGTTATTGACTTTAATGTTGTTGTCACATTCAGATAACTTTCCTTGAAAACACGTTTGAATGTGAGTATCTCCTTCAGCTCTTCGGCACTTGCAAAGGTCCTGTAATATATCTCCTCAACCTTTATGAGCTTCTCTTCCCTTTTCTTCTGGTCATAAGCCTTTACCTGACTGTCAATGTTGGCATTTGCCTCATCTACAATTGCAATCAGTTCCTTTACCTGGTCTTCAAACACACTGTATGGTTCAAGCATCATCTTCTTGACATCTTTCTTTCCGTCATTTAATGCCTTGCTGAACTTATTAAGTGCTGCCCTGTCAGCCTTTGCTTCCTTTATGTTTTCATCCGTGTACACCAATGACTTGTACATGTTTGCCTTTTCAGTAACTTCTTTTTTTAATTCCTCAAAGTTCCAATCAATGTGCTTTAGTGCATTATCCATTGTTGGATTGTAAATTTTTAATTCCATCTTTTTGGTATTCCTCCTGTTTTAAATTTCCGGCAGAATGAGAGCCGGCTTTTTTCTTTTTTTCACAAGCTCCATGAACTCCCTTTCTGACCTTTTTATTATTTCAATGTCTTCCTCAACATCTGCCCTTTCAATGTGGTAATCCTTTGTGATTAGTCTTATGCTCTTATTCCACACACTCTTTATCTGTGCCCTGAGTTCGACAAACTCATATTCCGTCACCATCAGGTAATGAAGCACCTGTATGTAATAATTGTCCGGGATGTGTTCACCATCCCATTTTTCCTTGTGCATTGAACCAAAAAGCTCACTGGTCTTGCATTCAAATATGCCCTTCCTCCCGGTTTCAAGTTCTGTCAGTTCTCCATCAAGTGATGCGTGAGCAAACGGATACTTGTCATTGAGAAGCATGTTATCACCAAAGTATTCAACATTGTATTCCGGGTGGTCCAATGCAAATATTGCTCTTATGTGTTCCTCTGCCCTGCTTCCATATATTACATACGGTTCATTTGATATGTCTCTTGGCTTGGTTATTCCAACCATTTCATTCCAAAACTCCACATTGTTCTTGTAGGGATTAAGTCCCAACACTGCTGCTGCATCAGAACCACCTATCTTTCCCTTTCTTGCAAGAAGCCATTCAGGTTTACTTGCAAATTTCTTTCTTGTAACCATTTCTAATCAACCTGTTCATTAAGAATTTCATCCGTACAGTGCATCATTAATGTAACCAGTATCACCATTCCCAGAGCCACAAGTAACTGCCCTGCCTTGCTGTCTGCCTCAATCCAGCCATTGACTAACATCACTGCTCCTGTTATTACTCCTATTACCACGTTCTTGAATCCGTTAAGTACTCTGTACTTTTCAGCGATAATGTGGTAATCTTTAAGTGGTTTATTTTTGTAAGAGCTTGAACGTAGTGGTGTATATTCAGGCTCTTCTTTTTTGGTTTCTTTTACTTCTCTTGACATTTTATTTTTGTTTTCTCTTGCACGCTTTTCAGCTTCTTCATCCGACATCACAGAACATTCCAGCAACATCTCAAACATTTCCTTTCCTATGTTTTCACCATGCTTTTTTATAAAATGCCTCTTTACAGCCTCCACAAATATCATTGCCTCACATTCAATTAATTCATCAGGACCTGCCATTGTTGCCTTGTTTTTGTCTACAATAATCATCCTTATCCTCCAATCTTTCTTACCATTTCGGTAGTCTTTTCATCCGTCCAACTATTTGGCTTAGTCAGATGCGGACACAAAGTGTTATTAATGTTCATCTGTCTGCCCAAGGGACAGCTCTTACAACTTCCTGAATACTTAATGCAGGTCTGCCTTAAGTTTCTTAAGCTGTTAATTGCTCCCACCAATTCAATCACCCCTTTCTATGAATAAAATCTCTCATTAAAATATTTTGTTGGAACTTTTCCTGACATTGTAATGTAGCCTTTTTCTTTTAATTCTGCATTCATCTGTTTAATTAACTTGTATGCAAAAGAAAGACTACACTCCATTGTTTGAGCAATATCCTTTGCTCCCATAAATTGCTTTTCAGGCATATTACTCACCTCCTATAATTTCCATAAAGCCTGAATAATTAACGCATTAACTGTCAAACCTCTTTTCTTCGCCAATTCCTTAAGCTTTACATGTAGCTCTGTTGGAATCCTAATTGTTGTCTGTATCATCTCTGTTCTCCTTTCGTTTTGATACCATAATGATACGACCTTTTTCGAGGTTTCCCTTGTGCTGTAAAGCACGAGGTTTGTCAACAGTTTTCGGCTAATAATTTCTTCACAAATTTATTTTTCCACTCATTAAATCTGGTAATAACGCATCTCTTAATTCTGCCAAATACCGATTTTCTTCTTGATTTAAATAGTAAATGTGTTGCTTCCAGCTATTTAATATCATTATTAAAACGCTAGACAAAATTTCCTTACTTGCATTTTCAAACTTTATCTCATTTTTATTTTTTGATGTAGCAAAATAATTGTGTTTAATGATTGGTTCTGCTCCCAATTTTTTTAATATTTCATTAAATTCCTTGTTGTCTTCAGCATCTTTTTTATATAAAGCAACATCAAATCCCATTGACTTAGCCAAACTTTCATTTAGTGTCAATTTACACGCATTCTTTTCTTTGACTATTCTGTTAATGTCTTTTGTTATTTCTTCATAACTCCTATGAACATTTTCTTCATAAACAATCTCTATGTAATGTCCAGCCAATAAGGTATACTCATTTTCTTCTATTTCTTTAATTGGTACACTTTTACAATATCCCGGAATGCTCGCTCTCTCAGATATCCACTGTAAAGCTTCAATTATTGTGTCCTCTGAAAAAACCTTGTATTGCTTTTTATAAACTCTATTTGTATGAGCCTTGCCACCATACTGTCCTCTTTGCTCCCGCTCTTCTATTTGATATTTTTCTTTTAAGTCAATAAATTCAACTGTAGCTGTTGTCTTGTGCTTGTTTAATACCAAAATACACGTTCCAACTCCTGTAGCTTCAAACATACTGTCGGGGCACACTATAACTGCTTCAACGTAATTTTTACAGATTAGCTGTTTGCGTATTTCCTTTTCTTCTTTTGACTGTAAAACTGATTGTGGAAGAATAAACACACATTTATCTGCTTTTTGCACACCCGACAAAACAAATGCGAAATTTGCATTACTATCTGGTGGCACGTCAAACTCTGCAAATCTTGGTTGAATTTGTGCAAATGGTGGACTTTCCCATTTTAAATTAAATGGTGGATTCGATATCAACGCTTTCATTTACTACCTCCAATTTCCCAAATCTTATTCCTTTTTTTATCTTGAATGTGTTAAAAATTTCCTCGCTTAATATGTCTGCGTGATACACAATACATTCAATGTTTCTAACTGCCATATTGAATAACAGAAATGGAATAACATTTTCATCTAATTCATATAATTCAAATTTGGCATTATGATTTAGATTCCACATTTGAATTGTCAAAGCCCCACTTCCTGCACACATATCAATTACTTGTTCACTTTCTCCTGCAAGCATTCCTGTTAACCTTGCCAATGAAACTGGTGTATAATCCTGCTTTTTTTCTTTTCTGTCTGCCAAATAATATTGATATATTTGTTGAAGCCAGTCTTTTGATAAATCATTGGAAACTAATTCCGAAAATTTTTCGTATATGTCGTTTCTGTTATCTTTAACAACATCAAATAATTTTTCGGTTATTTCATTTGCGTTTTTTACATTCAATAATTCAAGCGTTTTGTTTAACAATTCTGTTAAATCCATTGGTTTCTCCTCTTTTTCTTTACGTATCGTGTTTTACTTTCCATAATATTTTACGTATTGTGTACTTATTTAGCAAAAAAAATTTCTTCAACTGTTTTGTTATAGTAATTAGCTATTTTTAATTTAAGAGGATCTCTTGGAACTCTTTCACCTGCTTCATACATTGCAATAGCTGATTTGCTTACACCAATTGCGTTTGCAACTTCTTCTCTTTTACGTTCCCCTCTTAGTTCTATTAGTCTTTGTCCTATAACTTTTGTATTCACTTTATCACTTCCTTTACTTTTTTTAATAATATGTTATAATTAATTTAATCACTTGGGCGACTTAGCAGGAATGTTAAGAAGTGTCGCCCTTGTGTGTCTTTGTTATTTACCGCCCTACTTAGTTATTTAAGTAGGGCTTTTACTTTTTCTTTTGCTTTCTCCAAATCTTCGCTTTCTTCCAAGATTGCTAAGATTTTTCTTGTTTGATTTTCTTCTGTCGTTTGTTTTAATAATTCTGCTAAATTCATTTCTTCGTATTCCATTTCTTTTCTCCTTTCCTGCTAACTCCTTGCTACTCTTATATTGTACACGTTTTGTGTACCTATGTCAACCACTTTTTGTGATTTTTTTGTTGTTTTTTTTCACATTTCGTGTATACTTATATTAAGATATAAAAAAGGAGGTCTTCTTATGAATAATTTTTCTGATATGCTAAAATATTTACGCAAAAGAGAAGGGTTAACTCAACAGGAATTGGCTAAAAAGCTAGATATTTCAAAAAGTACTGTTAGTATGTACGAAAATGGAAACAGAGAACCTGATTTTGAAACCTTAGAAACTATTGCTGATTTTTTTAACGTTGATATGAATTTTTTAATGGGAAAACCATCAAATCCTTTCCCAGAAGTCAACACTCTTGCAGCACACTTTGAGGGTGAGGAATTTTCAGAAGCAGAAATGGAAGAAATTAAAAACTTCGTTGAATTTGTAAAGAATAAAAGAAAGTAG